GTTTTGGTTAGCAGTACACGGAGCTAATATGTATGGAGAAGATAAAATCTCCTTAGATGATAGAGTTAAGTGGGTTAATGATAATGAAGAGTGGATAGTTAAATGTGCTCAAGACCCTTTTAGAAATAGAGAATGGGAAGACGCTTCTAATGGTTTTCAGTTTTTAGCTTTTTGTGAAGAGTGGAGACGTTATCAATCACGAGCTATATTTGAAAAGTTTATTTCTTATCTACCTGTTAATGTTGATGGGAGCTGTAATGGTCTTCAATTATATTCTTTAATGTTAAGAGATAGTGTTGCGGGTAAGTTAGTTAATTTAATGCCGACAGATACACCTCAAGACATTTATCAATTAGTTGCTGACGCTGTTAATAAAAAGTTAAAAGAACACGTTGCAGAAGGTAAGCCTTATGCTCAGGCTTGGTTGAAGTATGGAGTTAAGCGTTCTACTACTAAAAGAAGTATTATGACAATTTGTTATGGTTCAACAAGATATTCTTGTACGGACTTTGTTATAGAAGACTTAACGAAAAGACAAGACAAAGGTGAACATCACCCATTTGTTGATGACTTATTTAGACCCGCTTCTTATTTGGCTAGTGTCATTTGGGATAGCATAGGGGATAATTTAAAATCAGCTAGAGTAGGTATGAAATTTCTTCAGGAAATTGCTAAGATTGTTTCAAGAGAACAATTACCTATTCACTGGGTTACACCAGTAGGATTTCCAGTTTATCAATCCTATCCTGAAATGAAGTCTAAAAGAGTTAAAGCTATGCTTATGGGACAAGTTATAAAACCCCGTATCAATGCTGAGACTGATAAGACAGATAAATTGCGTATGTCAAACGGAGTAGCTCCTAACGTGGTTCACTCGGTTGATTCTGCGGGAATGATTAAGACTGTTAATATTGCATATAAAAATGGAATAAAAAACTTTTGTAATGTGCACGATAGTTTTGGTACTACTGCGGGTGATGTAGAAATGTTAAATAAAAGTATAAGAGAAGCCTTTATTGATATGTTTTCTAATCACGACATACTAAATGAGTTTAGGGAAGATGTCATAAGACAACTACCTGATAAACTAAAAGATAAATTGCCTGAAGTACCCTCAAAAGGCGATTTAGATATTAATAAACTGAGGGAAAGTAAGTTCTTTTTTGCGTAAAAGCATTAAAGTGCCCATACTTAGAACATATAAAAAAGGAGACAAAAAGAAATGGCAAAGAATAGTTATGTCAAGGTTGTATCACCAGTTGGAGTTTCGCAATATGCGTGGCTGACAACACCTGATACTCGTTTTGATGAGACTGGTCATTATAAGACCAATCTTATTTTAAAGGCGAAAGATGCTCAACCATTAGTAACTCAAATTAATGCTGAGATTAAAAAAAGTCTTACTCTTGCTAAAGAGAAGGCTAAAGGAAAATCTATTAAACAAGCTCCTAGTCCTTTTGAAGATGAATTAATTGATGGTAAGCCATCAGGAAATGTTATCTTTAAATTTAAGACTAAGGCAAAAATTATAACTAAAGATGGTAAAGTAATACCTAATAGAGTTGCTTTGTTTGATAGCACGGGGAAACCTATGATTGACGCAAATGTTTGGTCAGGTAGTGAAATGAAAGTATCAGCAGAATTGATACCTTATTACACAGCTATGGCAGGAGCAGGTGTATCAATGAGACTAAGAGCAGTTCAAATAACTAAGTTAGTTGAAGGTGGCTCTAGTAATGCTAAAGGTTATGGCTTTGATAAAGTTAAAGATGGCTATGAACAACCTGAAGCAGTAGCAGTAGTAGAAAATGTATCGCAGGAAGCTACGTCTGACTTCTAAGCAAGTCGGATTAAGATACGGATTTCGTTCAGGCTTAGAAGAGTCTATAGCGAAAGAACTAAAAGAAAATCGTGTAGCGTATGAATTTGAAAAGACTAAGTTGAAATATACTAAGCCTCAAAAAGTTCATACCTATACGCCTGATTTTCATTTAACAAAGAAAAAAATTTTTATAGAAACAAAAGGATTATTTACCACTCAAGATAGACAGAAAATGAAATTGATTAGGGAGCAACACCCTAATTTAGATATTAGATTTATATTTTCTAATTCAAGAGCTAGGATAAGTAAGAAATCAAAGACAACGTATGGAATGTGGTGTGATAGATATGGATATATGTATGCTGACAAACACGTTCCGAAAGAATGGTTATGAGACAATTAATTGAAAGTTTTATTGATGTAGGAAGTGGATTTGTATTAGCAATTTTAATACAAGTTTTATTCTTTCCTCTTTTTGGATTGTACCCAACAGTTTTAGATAGCATTGGAATAGCTTTAATCTTCACTGGATTTTCTATAACTAGGTCTTGGTTATGGAGATTAGCGTTTAAAAAATATAGCGAAAGACAAAATTTAGAAAGTAGAGAAACCTCACCTAAAGAATGGATTAGAGGTTATAAAGAATGGAAAAAAAATGAGCTTAAATAAATCAAGATATTTGGAAGACCAAAAGATAGCAGAATATTATTCTGATTCTAAAGACAAATATATTAATGTAGATGATATGTCTGAAACACATTGTCGTAGAGTTATTAAAAAATTAATTAGAGAACAAGGAATGAGAGTTGATTATTTGGTTGATTATCATACTCGTTTAAGAATGATGATGGAAGTAGTGACAACTGAAAAAAATCTTAAAGACATATTTGATATTGTAGATGAAGCTCAAAGAAGATTGAGAAAAGAAGATGAACAACGTAAGATTAGAAACTAAATATATTGTTATTCATTCATCAAATACAAATCCTAAACAGAATTTTGACGTAAAGGATATTGATATACAGCATAGAAAAGATGGTTATTTTTCCTGTGCATTTCACAAAGTAATAACTAGAAGTGGTGAAGTGCAAGATGGAAGAGATATACAAATCGCAGGTGCTCATGTTGATAGCTCCGTTAAATTGTCAAACAAAAATTCTATTGGTATCTGTCTAATCGGTGGACAGACGATAGAGGGTAATCCCGATTGTAATTTCACATTCAAACAGTACACCGCTTTGGTGAATTTATTAAAAGAGTTGAAACAGAATTACAACGAGGTTACTATTGTTGGTCACAGAGATGTGGCTGACTCCTTATCTCCGCATTTTAACGTAAGTGAATTGTTGAGATAGTTTGTTTGTAACCCCCTGAGAGTAAATAATACTCAACGGATAAACTTGAGGATAAAGCTCAGGGGGAAATATTTAACAGGAAAATTTTATGGAGAAATCAGAAAGTAACTTTTTATATCACACACCCTGCGGGAACTGCGGTTCTTCAGATGCTAATTCAGTGTATGATGATGGACATAGTTATTGTTTTTCATGTAACACAACAACGAGAGGAAATGAATTGACACAACCAAAACAAACAACAAGTAAAGAATTTATAAGTGGTGAAGTTTCTGCTTTAGCAAAAAGAAAAATAGATTTAGATACAGTAAGAAAATTTAATTATCAAACAGGTTCTTACTTCGGAAGACCAGTACAAATTGCTAACTACTATGATAAAGATAAAAAGTTAGTGGCACAAAAATTAAGAAACCCTGATAAGACCTTTCAATGGCTAGGGGACGCAAGACAATCAGGTTTATTTGGTCAGCATCTTTGGAGAGATAAAGGTAAGATGATTATTGTAACTGAAGGAGAAATAGATTGCCTTAGCGTTAGTAAAATTAATTCAAATAAATTTCCAGTAGTAAGTGTTAAGAGTGGAGCACAAGGAGCTAAAAAAGATATTCAAAGAGAGCTAGAATTTTTAGAAGGATTTGATTCAGTAGTCTTAATGTTTGACCAAGATGAACAAGGTAAACAAGGAGCTATAGAATGTGCAAAATTATTCTCACCTAATAAAGCTAAGATATGTAGTCTACCTTTAAAGGACGCTAATGAAATGTTATTAGCTAATAAGACTAGAGAATTAGTAGATTGTATATGGTCTAGTAAATCATATAGACCTGATGGAATAGTTTTAGGTGCAGATTTATGGAATGAAATTAAAAAAGAAGATACTTATGTAAGTGTTGATTACCCATTTGAATGTTTAAATACAAAAACACACGGGTTAAGAAAAGGTGAACTTGTTACGATTACCGCAGGTACAGGTATAGGTAAGAGTTCATTTTGTAGACACGTTGCATTACATCTTTTAAAAAAAGAATTTAGTGTAGGTTATATAGCTTTAGAAGAAAGTGTTAAGCGTAGTGCTCTAGGAATTATGGGGGTTGCTCTTAAAAAACCTTTACATCTAACTAGAGAAGGAACAAATGAAGGAGAACTTAAAAAAGTTTTTAAAACAACGATTGGTAATGGGAAATTTTATCTCTACAACCATTTTGGTAGCACTCTTGCTGATAATTTATTATCTAAAATAAGATACTTAGCAAAAGCGTGTAATGTAGATTTTGTAATTCTTGACCATTTACATATGGCATTGTCAGCATTAGGTGATGCACATACAAGTGACGAAAGAAAATTAATTGATTATACTGTTCAAAAATTAAGAACGCTAGTAGAAGAAACTGGTATTGGTTTAATATTAGTCTCACATCTTAGACGTTCAGAGGGAGACAAAGGTTTTGAAGATGGTAAGAGTGTTGGTTTAAATGCGTTACGAGGTAGTCAAAGTATTGCTCAACTATCCGATATAATTATTTCAATGAATAGAAATTTACAAGCCAAAAATAATCTTGCTCAAGTAAATATTTTAAAGAATAGATTTTCAGGTGAAACAGGACACGCTTGTAATCTTTATTATGATTTAAGTACAGGTTGTTTAAGTGAAGTTAAAGGAGATGTGTCTGATGAGTTTTAGTCCAATTTTTAAAAAGACTGAAGCGATGGAGTGGACTGCTTATGTTTTAGAAGCTGTAGGTAAAGCAAAAAAATATCAGAAAAAAGTTTTTTTAGATGTTGCTAAAGAAAACACTGCATATATGATGGAAGATGCTCTTTTAAATATGGCTATGAATGGTGAAGCGGCG